GAGTCGCTGATCCAGCGCGGCGAAGGTGCCTTGGTCTCACAGATCAAGGCCCGTGCATCGTTGGCTCTTGATCAGGCCAAGTCCCTGTACAAGGAAGCCTACGAAGCCGGTGATTCCCAGAGAATCATCGACGCTCAGGAGAAACTTCTTAACGCGCAGACGGAAGTCCGCGAGGCAGAGAAGCATGAGCGCGTCCTTCAGAACCGTCGCCCCCAGCAGACACAGCAGCCGGTTCAGCAGCCCGTTCAGCAGCAGGCTTACCAGCCTCCGCAGCCGAGCAGCAAGGCCATAGAGTGGACCAAGGGCAACCCATGGTTCGGTCCCAATGGGAACCGTGCCATGACCGCTTTGGCCTATGGAGTACATGAGACGCTCGTCCGGGAACAAGGCGTACAGCCCGACACCGACGAGTACTATCAGAAGATCGATGCCGCCATGCGGCAACGATTCCCAGACTACTTTGAGAAGGATGAAGATGTCCAAGTGACATCTGCACCGGCTCAACGCACCCCTTCCACCGTGGTAGCCCCGTCAAATCGGAACAATGGCTCAAGACCACGCAAAATACAGTTGACTGCTACACAAGTCGCTCTCGCAAAGCGAATTGGCCTTACCCCAGAGCAGTATGCCAAACAGGTCATCAAGGAGACTTCAAATGGCTGAAGAGCGCAAAATCCGTATCGACCGTGCAACCGAAGCCCGTCCTAACGACACTTGGTTGCCGCAATCCGCACTACCGGTCCCGGAACAGAAAGATGGTTGGGTGTTCCGCTGGATTCGCACCTCTTCTCTGGGGCGTTCGGATAACACGAATGTCTCGCGCCAGATGCGTGAAGGCTGGGAGCCTGTGAAGGCAGAAGATCATCCTGAGTTGAAGATCATGTCTGACCTCAACTCCCAGTTCAAAGGCAATGTTGAAGTGGGTGGCTTGCTCCTTTGCAAGGCTCCCCTTGAGAAGATGCTGCAACGCCAGAAGTACTTCCAAGAAGTTTCTGACCGACAGATCGATGGTGTGGACCGCAGTTATCTGCGGGAGAATGATCCGCGTATGCCGCTCCTTAATCCGGAGCGTTCGACGCGCACCAGTTTCGGACGAGGTTAAATCCTTATCTTTCCACTTTTCGAGGTAATTTCAAATGGCTTCAGGAACTGATGTTACTAGCCCTTATGGGTTCCTGCCGATCAACCTCATCGGCGGTCAGGTATTTGCGGGTTCCACCCGTATGTACCCGATTCAGTACGGCTATGACACGAACATCTTCTACGGAGATTTCGTCAAAGTCGTGCGAGGTTCGGCTACTCGCGTTTCGATTGGTGCTGCCACCAATTCCAACGCGGTGACCGGCGTTTTCGTTGGTTGCTCCTACACCGATCCGGTGACCAAGGACAAGCGTTTCTCGCAGTACTACCCGGCTTCGACGCTGGCTGGTGATGCGTTGGCGTATGTCGTTGACGATCCGGACACTGTGTTCAAGGCTGCGGTCTGCTCTGCGACTACGGTCATGGCATCGGGCGCGTATGCGCTCGTTGGAACCAACCTCTCTTGCGTCAACAACACGGGTAATGTGAATACAGGCAATTCCGCGAACGCGATCCTCGCGCCTACGGCTACGCCTGCGACCTCAATCCTCCCGTTGCGTTGTGTGGGCGTGGTTGAAGAGACTTCCTCTTCGATTACGGCTACAGGTTCGTCCTCCTCGACTACGATCACCCTCACGGGTTCGGGTCTTCCGGCGGCGATCACGGTTGGAACGAGTGTGGCTTACTATGCCAGCAATGGTCAGTTGATTCAGACGGGTTCGTTCGTCACTACGGCAGCCGCCGCTGGCGATACTTCCGTCACCATCAACGCAGCCATTGATGTGCCGGGTAGCGTCACTGCTATCCCGTCTGCATCAACCATTGTGTTCACGACGTTCCCGGAGTTGTTGGTCAAACTCAATGTTCTGACCCACGGCTACTACAGTAGCGTCACAGCCTAAGGAGTTCTAGAAAATGGCTATTTCACGCGCACAAATGTTGAAGGAACTCCTGCCGGGGCTTAACGCCCTTTTCGGCTTGGAGTATGCCAAGTATGAAGATGAGCATACGCTCATCTATGACACCGAGAACTCCGAGAAGGCTTTCGAAGAGGAAGTCAAGTTGTCGGGCTTCGGCACGGCCCCGGTTAAGCCGGAAGGTCAGGCCATTGCCTATGACAACGCGCAGGAGGCTTGGACTGCTCGCTACAACCACGAAACGATTGCAATGGGCTTTTCGATCACTGAGGAAGCCATGGAGGACAACCTCTATGACCAACTCTCTGCTCGTTACACCAAGGCTCTCGCCCGTGGTATGGCGAACACGAAGCAGGTTAAGGCTGCTGCTCTGCTGAACAACGGTTTCACGACGTTCCAATCTGGTGACGGCGTGACGCTGTTTAGCACGGCTCACCCCTTGGTCAGCGGTGGCACCAATGCCAACCGTCCGACCGTGGGTGCGGACCTCAATGAAACGTCGCTGGAAGACGCAATCATTTCGATTGCGAATTTCGTGGACGAGCGCGGTCTTCTGATCGCCGCCCGCCCGCGCCGTCTCATTGTGCCGTCGCAGTTGATGTTCGTTGCCGAGCGCCTCATGGAGACCACTCTCCGCACGGCGACTGCCGATAACGACATCAACGCGATCCGTAACATGGGCGCGATCCCGGAAGGCTATGCGGTCAACCACTACTTGACCGACACGAACGCCTTCTTCCTCATCACTGACGTTCCGAACGGAATGAAGCACTTTGTGCGTACTCCGCTCTCGACCGGCATGGATGGCGACTTTGACACCGGCAACGTCCGGTACAAGGCTCGCGAGCGTTACTCGTTTGGTGTCAGCGATCCGCTGGGCATCTACGGTTCGCCGGGTTCGACCTGATAGCCCAAAAGGCAGAGAAGGGGGGGCTTCGGTCCCCCTTTCTTTTTGTGCATTCGTGGTGTTTAATCGCATTACCGGGAAAACGAGTCCGCCAGACAGACCCGGCTGACGGTATGCAGACTGGTGGACGACTCGCATACGAGGTTTAAACATGGCTAAGACTACTTTCTCTGGTCCGGTTGAGTCGGACAATGGCTTCATCGGTGATGTGTCCGCGACAGTCATCAAGGCCGCTTCGGGTACGGTTACCAACCTGCTTTGCACCAGCCTCACGGTTGGCAGCACCAAGTTTGCCGTAGCAGTGAATGCGGCTTCTGGTTTGGTGTCCGCTCAGACGGGCTACATTCAGGTTCTCGTTGGCGCGACCACCGCTTACATCGCCTTGTACAAGAGCGTCACCGTTTAATTTTAAAGCGGAGGATTCTCTATGGCACAGTACGATGTCTGGGCGGTAAATCCGACCAGCGACGATGCTTATTTCCGCGCCTCTGCGACGATTGCAGCCTCAGGAAGCATTGCTCTCCTGAAGACCAATGTCGGTCAGTACGGTACCGGCTATAAGGTTTCGATCACCTCTAACGGTGCGGATGCCAACAAGACCTTCACCATTACTGGGGTCAAAGTTGGCGCTGAAGGCTACGATGGGATCGTGACCGAAACGGTGACGGGTCCAAGTGCGTCGGTGGTCTATTCGACCAACTACTACACTAGCATCAACAGCATCAGCGTCAGCGCGGCTTCGGCTGGCGGTGTCAAGATTGGCTACGGTGGAGATCTGGCGTTTCCCAGAACGCGGATCAAGCAGGTGCTTTATGTTGCCACTGGAACGGCAGGCAGCATCACCTTCACCGCGCAGCCGAACAACACGGTGATTCTCAAACTCTTCACCCCTGCCGATGGAACGGCTAACGATGCCATGGTTCCGCCGGAAGGTATTCTCACGACCAAGAGCAATTCTGGACGTGGTGATATCGCCGTGCTGACCTTGGATCAGGTGTCGAAAGTCACTGTTATTTGCGGGTGATCTATGCCAAAGACCCCGGCATGGCAAAGGAAAGAAGGTAAAGACCCTGCTGGCGGTTTAAATGCCAAAGGCAGGGCTGCTTATAACCGTGCCAATCCCGGCAAGCCGGGGCTGAAGCGCCCGCAACCCGAAGGCGGTCCACGTCGAGATTCTTTCTGCGCCCGGATGAAGGGCATGAAAAAGAAACTCACTAGCAAGAAGACGGCGAATGATCCGAACAGTCGGATCAATAAGTCTCTTCGTGCGTGGAACTGCTGACATGGCTAAGGCAAAGAGCAAAGTCAACGAGGCCGGGAACTACACCAAGCCTGAGATGCGTAAGCGACTGTTCAACCAGATCAAGGGTTCCGCAGTCCAAGGCACATCAGCAGGTCAGTGGTCCGCTCGTAAGGCACAGTTGCTTGCCAAGAAGTACAAGGAAAAAGGCGGAGGTTACAAATGAGCAAGAACGCTACCCACTATCTTTCTGACGGTAAGGTCTACAAAGGGCCGACCCATAAGGCTGGAAAGGTATTGATGACTGGTGCAAAGCACACTGAGAAAAGTAAGTTGCTTACGCACACTCCGCCTAAGAAGGCGAAGAAGTAAACCCTAGTTTTTGAATCGTAGGTGGCTGATCAAATGAAAGCGACACAGCGTTCATTAAAGGCTTGCCCTGTCGCGACCTTGGACATCCATCTCAATAAAGCCAGCAATTTGGGGTATTGCGAACTCTT